GTAATCAATGGTATGGTTACAATGTTGTTAAAGATGGTCCGGTAACGGATGTATCTTTATACGAACGTGCCAAGAAATTTTACACTAGTCTAGCTAGCAAGTAGTGTGAATAGTAGGCGGTCGATGGAGACGTAGACCGCCTATGTAACAGAGTGGATATGACAGAATTAGAAAAATTTATAAATATATTTGAAGGTTTAGATAGTGCTTACGGACAAACTGTAAAAACAGATCAGTTTAGCGAAAAAGGTAAGCATAAAACTAAATCATTTACAATATCAAACCCTGTAACTAAAAAGTTATGGGAAGAACATCTAAAAGGTAGTGATCCAGGATTAGGTATTGTTCCAATTAATAAAGAAAATAAATGTAAGTGGGGTTGTATAGACATTGATACATACCCTTTTGACCATAAAAAATTTATACTAAAATTAAAAGAAAAAAATATACCAATGATTGTGTGCCGATCTAAATCAGGTGGTGCACATGCTTTTATTTTTACTAAAGAATTTGTTCCAGCAGCAGTTATGAGAGCAAAATTAAAATTAATTGCATCAGCAACAGGTTTTGCCAATGCAGAAATATTTCCTAAACAAGATTACATAAGAGTGGATAGAGGAGATACCGGTAGCTTTTTAAACTTACCTTATCATGCTAATGAGCGAACAGTTAGGTACGCTTACGGCTTAGAGGGTAATGTTTTAACTTTAGAGGAATTTTTTGAGTTACATGAAAATATTGCTCTAACAGAAACTAAATTAAATGAATTGAAGATAGAGAATGATAAAGAAAAAACAGATCATTTTAAAGGAATGCCTCCTTGTTTAGTAACATTATTAAGTGATGGAGTTCCAGATGGTCAAAGAAATAACTGTATGTACAATGTTGGTGTCTATCTAAAAAAAAGATATCCAGATAAAGATGAGTGGCAAAGTCATATGTTTACTTACAATAAACAATTTATGGATCCAGCTTTAGATGCAACAGAAATAAATACATTAATAGGTTCTTTAGACAGTAAAGATTATCAATATAAATGTAAGGATGAACCTATACATAGTTTTTGTGATGCAAAAAAATGTGTATTAAGAGAATTTGGTGTTGGAGATAATGCACCTACTCCAGAGATTACAGAAATTAGAAAATATGATTCTGATCCACCTATATACTTTGCAGCAATAGATGGTGAAAGTGTAGAAGTTGATGACATAACTTTACACGATCCAGAGAAATTCTCATTGGCATGTATGAATCAAATAGGTAAACCGATGATGCCTGTACCAAAACATATGTGGCGTAGGTTATTAATAAAACTTTTTGCAGGATTAAAGACAATTCCTGCACCGGACTCATCAAAATTAGATATACAATTAAAAGAAATTTTAGCAGATTATATTAATAAAACTCCAGGTAAAGAATTAAAAGATGTGATGAGAGGCATTGCTTTTACAGATGTAGATGGTTTTACATATTTTAAATTTAAAGATTTTTGGAAGTTTTTATTAAAAACTAGATTGTGGGCAGAAAAAACTTATCCTAAACAAAAAACAATGAGGTTATTGGAATCATTGTTTGAGGCGGAAGAAGATACATCTAAAAAAATAAATGGAAAAACTGTAAGACTATTAAAAATGCCTACAGTTAAATTAGATAGACCTAACCCTAGAACAACGAAAGTAGATAAATCACCATGGCTATAGTTAAAAAAATAATGGGACCACCGGGTACTGGTAAAACATATAGATTAGTAAATTACTATTTAAAAAAAGAATTAAATGAGTATAATACTTTGCCTGAAAAAATTGCATATATTACATTTAGTAGATCAGCAGCAGAAGAGGCAGAAGAAAGAATTACCGATAAATTTCCTGGGGTAAAATTAAAATATATATCTACCATGCATGCAATGGGTACGGCTGAATGTGGTATAGACACAGGCACCCAATTGCTTAAGGGTAAAAAATGGAATCGTTTTAAACAAGAATATTTAGAATGGCAAAGTATATCTTTTGAAACAACTGTTGATGCAGCAGGTAATCCAAGATATCAAAATACACATTTACAAATAATACAATATGCTAGGTCTAAGTTAATTTCTATAGAGGATGCTGCTGTTGAGCTACAGAAACACCACGATATAGATGTTGATTCTACAATACAATTAGAAACAGATTTAAAATCATTCAAAGAAGGAACTAATATGGTTGAATTCTACGATATGATTAACAAGTTTGTTGAGGAAGATCGATGTCCTCCACTTGATGCCATCTTTCTCGATGAAGCCCAAGACTTAAGTGCTCATCAATGGAAATGTTTTGATTATATAAAATTAAAATGTAAGCGAGCTTATATGGCTGGTGATGATGACCAAACTATTTATGGGTTTCAAGGTGCAGATCCTGCATGTTTTATGTCACAAGAAGGTGAGAGAGATGACCAAGAAATATCTCGTCGAGTACCTAAAAGCGTGCATCGAGAAGCTATTAAAATTCTAGATCAGTTAACAACAAGAATAGACAAAAAATGGACACCACGAGATGCTGAAGGTAAAGTTTATCCTAACCACACTTTAGATGAAATAGATTTTTCTAAAGGTAAGTGGATGATATTAGCTCGAACAAATAAATTATTAATTAATATATCAGAACATTTTTATTCATTGGGTGTAAGATTTAAAGCAAAAACAAATACACGGCTACCAAATGACATTGTTGAAACATATCAAATTTGGATTAGATTAAATCAAGGAGCGTTTATATCAGGAGAGGAAGCTCAAACTTTGTATAAATCACTTGTGGTTAAAAAAGGCCATGTAGCAAGAGGTTTTTCTGATGGTAAAAGTTTACAAAATGAAAAAAGCGTTGACCTTCAAAAACTAAAAACACACCATGGATTATTAATACAAGGTGATTGGAAACAGTTGCATATTTCAGATCAATATAAAGATTACATGCAAACTTTATTAGAAAGAGGAGATGACTTAATGAAAAAACCTGACATAGAACTTCTTACATTACATGGATCAAAAGGTAAAGAATGTGAAAACGTATGTTTGTTTACAGACTACGGTGTAGAGGGACAAGATGAATTTATATATCGTAGTGCATATGAAAATCCAGATGCAGAACATAGATTATTTTTTGTAGGAACAACAAGAGCAAAAGAAAATTTATATTTAATGCAGCCTACATCAGATTATTATTACACAATAGGAGAACCAATAGTATGATGAATCTAACAAGCGAAGCTATTTTATTATCAATGATAACTTTTTATTTTGGAATAAAATTATTTATGGGAGGAGTAATATGAGCAACGTATATAAAAAACAAGTAGGTGGCAATCATTATCAATCGATGAAGATTCAACCGTCAGAATTTATAAATAAAAATAATTTGCCTTTTGCAGAAGGAAACGCTATAAAATATTTATGCCGGCACAAACAGAAAGGACAAAAGCAAGATTTGGAAAAAGCAATTCACTACTGTCAGATGGCAATTGATAGAGATTATCCAGAAAAAAAAGATTTTTTAGAAGAAGCGGAGAAAGAAAAAAAAGAATTAGAAGAATCTTACAAAGAATCAAGACGACAGACGAAAGAACGGAAGTCCACCGAATGGGCTAAAGGTTTTAAAGAATGGAAAAATAAATAATGTTTGAAGCACCTACTGAATGGATAAGTCCAGAGTCATTCCCTAATTTAAAAGACCACAAGTATATAGCAATTGATCTAGAGACGAGAGACCCGGGACTAAAATCAAGGGGTTCTGGTGCATTAATTGGAGATGGAGAGATTGTAGGAATATCAGTGGCTGTTGAAGGATGGTCTGGATATTATTCTTTTGGACATGCAGAAGGAAATTTTTTTGACAAAGATGTTGTTATGCGTTGGATAAAAGAAGTTTGTGAATTACCCAATGTAAAATTATTTCATAATGCAATGTATGATGTATGTTGGTTAAAAGCATATGGTGTTAAAATTAATGGCCACATTGTAGATACAATGGTTATGGCCTCATTGATTGATGAAAATAGATTTCATTATTCATTAAATAGTTTGTCAATAGATTATCTTGGAAAAGTAAAAGATGAGACAGCATTAAGAGATGCCGCAGATAAAGCTGGTATTGATGCAAAGGCTGAGATGTGGAAACTACCTGCCATGTATGTTGGAGCATACGCTGAAAAAGATGCAGAGTTGACTCTATCCTTATTTAAAAAACTATCTGTTGAAATTAAAAGACAAGATTTGACAAAAGTGTTTGATCTTGAGACACAATTGTTTCCATGTCTCATAGATATGAAATTTAAGGGTGTTTGTGTGGACGTTCAAAAAGCTCATACAATAAAGAAACAGTTAGCATCACAAGAAGAAATACTACTCCTAGAAGTAAAAAAAGAAACAGGAATAGATGTTCAAATAATGGCAGCACGAAGCATTGCCAAAGTTTTTGATAAATTAAATTTACCTTATGAAAGAACGGCAAAATCAAAAGCACCTTCTTTTACTAAAAATTTTCTTCAAGAACATAAAAATCCAATAGTTAATAAGATAGCAAAAGCTAGAGAAATTAACAAGGCTCATAGTACGTTTATTGATACAATTATTAAGCATGAGCATAAAGGTAGGATACATGCAGATATAAATCCGATTAGAGGGGACACAGGAGGCACTGTGACTGGAAGATTTTCTTATTCCAATCCTAATCTCCAACAAGTTCCAGCGAGAAACAAGCAGATAGGACCTATGATTAGATCATTATTTATTCCAGAAGAAAAACATAAATGGGGTTGTTTTGATTACTCGCAACAAGAACCAAGATTGGTTGTGCATTACGCAGCAACTAAATTTAAAGGTGATGAAGAAGTGACTGAAATTGTAGAAAAGTTTCAAAACAACTCTGTAGATTTCCATCAAACTGTAGCAGACATGGCTAATATATCTAGAACACAAGCTAAGACTATTAATCTTGGATTATTTTATGGTATGGGCAAAGGTAAGCTACAAGCAGAGTTAGGTATATCCACAAAAGACGAGGCATCAAAATTATTTAATAAATATCACGATAGTGTGCCATTTGTAAAGGATCTTTCAGACGCAATATCAAGAGACGGTGCTGCCTTTGGTTACATAAAAACTTTTGGTGGTAGAAGATGTAGATTTGATAAATGGGAAATAGCTGAATGGAACAACGGTAATTTTAAACTACCTATGAGCAAAGCAGATGCAGAAGCAGCTTATTTTTTAAAGTACCCTCAAGCTACAAAAGCAAATATTAGAAGAGCTATGACTTACAAAGCATTAAACAAATTAATACAAGGATCAGCAGCAGATATGACTAAGCAGGCTATGTTAGATTTATATAGAAAAGGTATTATAGCTCATATACAAATACACGATGAATTAGATATTTCTGTAGAATCTCCAGAACAAGCTAACAAAATTATTAAAATTATGGAAAAAGCTGTTAAATTAAAGATTCCCAATAAGGTTGATTACGAATCAGGTGATAATTGGGGAGGGATAAAGGGTCAATAAAAGTTTACCTAAATGCGAATATTAATGTATAATATACGCTAATAAAAAAAGGAATTATTATGTTGATATATGGAAAAACACCAAACGATTACGTAAAGATAGCTAAAGCACATAAAAAAGAAACAGCTATAGCAGTCATTATAGTAATTGCAGTCTTATATTGTATATTTTAATATACACCTCGCACTAGACCTGCGCTAAATAATCAAAAAAAATTGTGGATAGGTATGGACTTAAAGAAAAATAAAAACGAATGTAAAAAATGTGGCCACGAGTGTCATTGTTTAGAAGAACTTCATACTGATATATATGGAGTCTGTA